GCGTCAGCTAACCTCATCCTCACCCTCCTCAGTTAAAAATTTACCGCCCGCAGGATTTTCTCGAAACCACCACAAGTTAAAACGAAAATTGCGGCGCTGTTCGCCTTTGATGGTGTTGGTAAAGTAACCAGGCACATCGCTCGACATTTGCTTAATCAGTTCATTCTTGAACCGATTACCATCCATGCCTACCATTTCGACATAGTGCCTAGCACCATCCATCAAGAACATGACTGCATCTAAGGATTTGCCTTGCGGGACATTGACCTTTTTCTTGAATGCGTTGTTGCGTCGCACAGGTGGCAAGCAAGCGTCGAGAATTGCAAGCTCAATTACGCTCATTAGGAGACGCGTACATCCTTTAGTCTGACTTTGAACATCCATAATTTTTCTCGGTTGGTGGGGTACTTGCCGCAGCTTTCCCCCTATAGATTAGAACGGAATGTCGTTATCCATGTCGGACAAGTCAGCAGCGTCAGTTTTTTTCTTTACCGGCTGGTCTTTGTTCTTGTGCTGCATACTACAACTCATAAACTTGCCTTTAGCACCCTCACGAATCCAAGCTGACACCCATACAGGCTCGCCGTTCATATCCATCCCATCGCCCCTGTAGTCGGGGTGGCTATCGGTTTTTTTCATGGCGTTTTTGAAAAGCGTGAAGCTGCCAGGGTTCGGTATGTAAGCCATTATCTTTTCCTTATGTTGTCAATCATTTCATTTACTTCAGTCAGGAACTGCTGTACTGCTGCTTCGATTTCCTCGATGCGCTTGTCATCGCGGTAGAACCTATGCACAAACAATTGCAAATCTTCGGGCAGTCGCGGATCGTAACTAACAAAGTCGCACCATTTTCGACCGGTGCAAGCCATTTGCCACAGCATTTGATTTTCGTACTGGCGAGGCTGTTTCTTGTCGATCAGCGTTTGCAGGTGCGTAGCCGTCTTAGGGCACTTGATTTCCACTAGACCATTGATAGACACCAACCCATCAGGTGAAGCTGCGCCGCGCTCAATCGTCGGATGCAGAACGATTCCAATTTCGTCCACCGTCCAATTGCAAGCCAATTCGTATTCGGCACGGGCAAACTTTTCTTGCTCCGTCCCCCATTGCATTGCAGCATTGGTGAAACCGGATTCCTGCGGTTGACCCGTCAGAATCTCAGCCACAATTTGCGCCCGATAGTCGCGGTAAGCGGCTGTGGTTTTAGCCGCCATCACATCGTTGATCCTTGAGGCCGTAACCTTACCGGCGCGGGCGGCAAGCCATTCGGGGCTACCCTGCGGCATTGACAAAATTTTCATGCTTTCCCCTTTTCAAGTTCTTTTATCCGCTTTTCAAGTTTTGCAATTTCGTTGTTGAGCATATGCAAATAAACGACGATCAACAAAAGTGCCACACCAATCAGTTGACTGAAAGTCATGCTTCCCCCATTGCCGACTTGCGGGCATTCTTTGCGGCGACAATCTGTTCCATCGCGTCGGTGTCGTTGACTTCCTTGGCGGCTTTGTAAGCGACCGTATAAGCCGTTTTCAGTTCGTCCTGTGTCTTGACTGCGGCGATGGCGGTCAAGTGCGTCTGAAGCGAATCTAGGCGCTTTGCGGGGGCATCCTTGCCGTTGGTCGCGTCGAGCACGTCATGCTCGACGATTTCCATCGCCGTGACCCACAAATACCGGCGCTGGTAAGTCTCGACTGCCCCGATATTTTGGACTTCGTGGCATCCCTTAAGGGCGGCTGACCCCATCGGTGAAGTGATCTCAATCCGCGAGCCGTCCTCGGTGTCGATAATAGTCAAGAAAGCAAGGTCGGCGGTGTAGCTGACAACTCCGCACAGTCCAAGGTTGTGGAAAATCTCCTGCACTGTAGGCAAGAAGTCGCCCAATTCAAAATACTTGTACCCGGCAAACTTGTTCTCGCCCGACTTGTTCAGCTTTGTGGCTTGCAGGAACAGCCTTGCTTGCATTAGTTTGGTGTAAACGCTCATGCCAATACTCCTGTAACGATAAATAAGAAAATTAGTGTGTAGCCGATTGCTACTGCTGTATCGCCGTTCATATTCCAAGCCTCCGGTTTGCGCGTTCGTAATCTGTGTCGCCAACGTCTACCCAACGCTCCCACTCGCGCGTCTTGTCCCACTCTTCAATGACGGGCGCTGCTTTTGTGAAGTGGATGCCGTCGGGCTTGCAAGTACCAAAATCGGTTCGTTCGGTGTTGCAGAAGATTTGCAAGTAAGCGCCGGTAACTGGCGAAACAATCGTTTTGCGTCGGCACTCGGATGCTTCTGCGTTTGCTTCATTGCGCTTGAAGTGCGTACATTCTCGGCAAAGGTTCATTTGTTGCTCCTTGTTGTTGTCAATTAGCGGGGGCTTGCGCCCCCTGGTTGTTTAATTTGCTGCTGTTAGTTCTGCTTCGTAGGCGGACATATATTCGCCAATGTCGCGTGCAAACTTCTGCGGATTGCGTCCGTACTCGGCTGCCAAATTAAAGAGCGCCCAGTCATGTTCGGTATGCCACTCAGCATCACCCAACTGGCCGATCTCATCGTGTACGGTGGCAGACCACAGCTTGAGGCTTTTGTCGTATGTAACGATTGTTTTCATCATTGCGATTCTCCTTGAGTGATATTGGCTTGTACTGCAAAACGGACTTTACACACCTAATAAGCATCTGTCAACACTTGTTACAAAATAATAGTGGGAGCTTGCGCCCCCTTGTGATTTAGTAAACAAAGAAACCTTTGACAGCACCCCAATAACCACCGGTGCAGGTGCTGCGACGGAAAAGTTCGGTGTAATCCATTGCGCCGACCCAACGATTCCACGCGGCGTTGTAGAAAACAACGTAACGAGCAGGTTTTGCATCGCTGTCAAAATATTTTCCGGCGGCTTCTGCGGCGGCTTTGGTTGCCTTTTCTGCAGCAGCTTCGGTTGCAAAGTTTTTGCACGGCTGTTTGTTTGTTGCGCGGTACGCTTCGATGCGGGCTGTCAGGGTTTCGATGATGTTCATTTTGTTGCTCCTTTGTTGTTGTCAATCGGTTACCACAGGACAAACTTTACTTACCTAAAAAGCATTTGTCAACACTTGTTGCAAAGTAAAATTGTAAAGTATTCTTAACTAAATCCACACAGCTTGACAACATAGGTTTACATAGGTTACGCTTGTTTGCAAGTTAATTTACAGGAGGCAGCATGGACGTTAAGCAAGCAGAGGCGCATTTTGGAAGCCGTAGGAAGCTGGCAGAGGCGCTAGGCATCACCAGTCAGGCGATCAGTCAATGGGTCAAGCGCAAACAAATGCCCGAAGGCGTTGCCTACAAACTTGAAGTCATTACCGGCGGCGCTCTGAAGGTCAATCCTGCGGACTACATTTCCGTCAAACAGATGGTTGCCGAGATTGTCCCGCAGCAATGAAAATCCTTGCGCTGGCAATGGTGGCGGTAATGTCCTCGGCTTCGGCTGAGAGCATTGCTTATCTAGCCAACAAGGGCGGCGGGCGCATCGTCATCACGGACGAGGCTTGCAGCAATCAAAAAGGAAAGATTGCTTACACCACAGGTGATTCCAACACCATTCTAGGCTGCTGGTTCATCGACGATCTATACGTCCATATCGTGTGGGCTGACGACGGCAAGCTGCGGAGCTACCCCTTGGAAAACTGGATTCTGATGCCGAAAAAAACACCGGGCAGGGGCGTATGAAAAAAAGTGTTGACAAGGTGGCTTAACTGTGCCATTCTATCCCTGTCCGAGAGAAAGATCGGCCGCGTGTGGCAACGCGAAAAGAGTTACCAGCATGAACCCATCTACGCATGGGCTTCGGTTGTCGAGAGTTGTTGCTGGTCTCTCTCTCTGCCACCGCAGCCGCAAGCCCAGCCGTAGGTGGGTTTTTCTTTTGGGCTACACCATGATGGGCAATGAGAGCAACAGCGTCATGAGTGGAAAGCGCTACTGGTGGCTAAGGTTTGGAACAGCGCATAAAGAGGTGGCGAAGATAGTGCCTCTAACCGAAAGACTGTCGCGTGTCGCGGCTCCGAAGAGCAGCTACTAAAGGGCGCATAGGCTAAGGCTACGTGCGCCCACCAAAGAGCAGATAGCAGTAACTACTAGGAGTAGTAATGACTGATAAAGAAGTGATGCTCGCTTACCTGTTATTGAAAGTTCGGCAAGAAGATTGGCATGGTGTGAGTGACGCAGCAATGGACATTCGTGAAATGGAGGCAAAAAAATGTTCGACGAGTTTTATTCCAAGTTCCCAAAAAAAGTAGCCCGCAAGGATGCACAGAAAGCATACGCGCGTCTTACTGTTGAGCAGCAACAGAAAGCACTACAGGCGATTGACGATCATGTGCGGATGTGGGCGGCTGAAGGACGAGACAAGCAATTTATTCCTCATCCTGCAAGCTGGTTGAATGGTGAACGGTTCGACGACGAAATCTCGATGCCTGAGAAAAAGGTAGTCGCATGGTGGACAAGCGATCAGCTAACAATGGAACACGGCAGGAAGATCGGAGTGCCGGCAAGACCGGGCGAGGATATGTTCCAGTATCGACTTAGACTAAGGGCAGCATGAGCGATCCATTTCTGATTACTGAGCCAACAGTCATTAGCTTCAGCGGCGGCAGGACTTCGGCCTATATGCTGTGGCGGGTGCTGCAAAGCAATGGCGGGTTGCCTGCCGATGCGATGGTGTGTTTTGCTAACACCGGGAAAGAGGAGGAGGCGACGCTGCGGTTTGTGCGGGATTGTTCAGAAAAATGGAATGCCCCGATTACATGGCTAGAGTATCAAAGTCACGAAAAACCAAAGCAACGATTCAAGGTGGTGACATTTGAGACTGCAAGCAGAAACGGAGAACCATTTTTTGCGAGCATTGACCAAAACGGCAAACCTTACCTGCCCAACCCGGTTGCAAGAATTTGCACCACAAACATGAAAATCCGTGTGATTCACCATTATGTGCAGTCTCTTGGGATAAAACACAACGAAAAATCTGATTGGGTTGGCATAAGAGTCGATGAAATGCGAAGGGCTGCAAGGTTTGATAGGAACAGAATTCCTTTGGTAACGGCAAAAGTAACCAAAGAAACGGTCAGTCAGTTTTGGAAAACGCAAGATTTTGACTTAGGTTTGCCAAACATGAATGGGGTAACCATGCACGGCAACTGTGATTTGTGTTTTCTAAAGCCAACGCACCAAATTATCAGCTTGATCCGAGAAAAGCCGGAGCGTGCTGATTGGTGGATAGCTATGGAAAATCATGCACAATCGAGTAACAAAACTTACGGCGATGGCGCAAAGTTTCGCAAGGACAGACCCAGTTATGCAGAGTTAAAAAAGTTTGCTGTCAATCAAGGAGATATGTTTGATGCAGACGAAGAAGGAATCGCCTGTTTCTGTGGCGAGTAGTTGGCGCGAAAGAGTAGCAACAGCGGTGCGCGTGCAAGGTATGACGCGAGAAGAACGGGCAGTAGTTATGCCTATGTCAGCCGAGATCGTGAGGGCGTTTGCGGCTGAGTTTTCGGTGGTTGAAGTTAGGGCAACAGAAAATAACCTTTTCTATGAATGGATAAAAAAATGATGCTTGATAAATGGTTTCCCAACTTGCACTTCCCAAGAGTACGCAATACCGATCCTGATACCAGCCATGCAGCAGCGGATCAGGCAGCAAAACTTGCTACTAAGCATCACGGCATCATCCTGGCGGCGCTTGAGCGTCCCGGCACGATCTACGACATAGCCGCCCGCACAGACTTGGATCACAACGCAGTCGCTAGGCGCATGAGCGAACTAGAGCGGCTGGACTTTGTTTACCCCGATGGCAAGAAGAAAGGCGCGTCAGGCCGTATGTGCCGCGTGTGGGTGCGGAAATGACTAAAGACGAAGCACTGAAGCTGGCGCTTGAGGCGTTGGAAGAACCAAAGGAACACGTTGCTAAACACCGCAGACTTGAAGCCATCACCGCCATCAATAAAGCATTGGCACAGCCGAAGCCTGTTCAAGTATCCCCGCTTGATTTTGTAACCATGACGTTAGAGAAAGAGCATTTGGTCGGTAGGCCCATCATCTGGGCGCAGTGGCCCAATGAGGAGAAGAACACATGAACGAAGTTGCCAAATTGAAGGAGAAGAACGGTGGATAAAGACGAAGCATTGAAGCGCGAATGGCAAAGCCTGACCGATGAGGAAATTGAAGTAATCGGCAAGGATTCCAAAGTATTGTTGGCTCAGTTTCACACATCCGTTAAAGCAATTGATGAAATGAAAGACCCGACAGCGCAAATTATGAATCTTGTTATTCGTCAACAGGGTTTTAACTTCGCCAAAGCCATCGAAGCCAAGTTGCGGGAGAAGAACGGATGCTAGTCCAACTACTTGACCCCGATCCGATCCTGCTTGATGACCCAGTGCGTCCGAGGATCAGCCCCAAACGCCGTGTACAGGGGAAAAATAAAAGCGTCTATGCGTGGATAGAGGACAGACAAATCTGCGCGATTGTATGCGTCGCGCATGAAGCATTGATCCCGACCGCTGAGAAAGAATTGTTTCAATTAGATTGGGAATGGCCTGACAAAGCGGTTTTGTATTCGGTGTGGTCATACAAAAAAGGATCAGGAAGTAAGCTGGTGCAAGCATTGGTCAAAAAAATACAAAAAAGAATTGGATGGCGCATCGTAACGATGTCGCCCAAGACCGACATGGCAAAGAACTTCCACTTAAAAAACGGCGCTAGATTGCTACAAGAAAACAAGACAACGGTTAACTATGAATACTAAGCGCACCGTCGAACAAAACGCGGCGCAATGGCGAATCCTCAAGGCTTGGTCAAAACAGAAAGAATGGCTGATAAACGGTCAAAAGACGTTCCTGCACGAAAACGACTGGAAGGACATACTCACAGCTACTTACGAGGGCGAAGTCGCTCCTAGGCTTGCTCCGGGGCTTTATGGGGGCATAGTGATGTTAGGCAGACGAACCAGCGAATACGAACGAGAAAAGTTTAGCGAGTGGCTAGACTGGCTGAATCATGCTTCGGTTGCGTTAGGGGTAGACGTTGACAAAACTTGAGCAAGAGTGGCACGCCAAGGTCAGAGACTTGGGCTGTATTGTGTGTCGGTTGTTCCACGGGGAACGTTCCGATGGCGATATCCACCACGTGTTATCAGGCAGCAAGCGGGCGGGTGAAATGTTTGTGATATGCCTGTGTCCGACCCATCACAGAAGTGGACGAAATAACCCCGAATATGTCAGCAGGCATCCGTGGCGGCGTGAGTTTGAGAAGCGTTACGGGACAGAGGAACACTTGTTACAACAGACGAAAGATTTGTTGAATGCGTAGAGCCGCAAAAGTCGATAGTAACCATTCCCTAATCGTCGAGCATTTTCGGGCGCGGGGTTGTTCGGTGTTGTCTTTAGCCGCAATGGGCAAGGGTGTGCCTGACTTACTGGTAGCAAAGCAGGGTATCACGTGGCTAGTCGAGGTTAAGCAACCCAAAGGGAAACAAAACTTACTACAAGAAGATTGGGCAGAGAAGTGGACTGGATGCTGGTCTGTGGTGAGAGATGAAGCCGGGGTAGAAAATCTAGTGCTAGTCATGCAGAACCAAGCTGTTAGAATGGCAGAGACAGATTTAAAGTTTTCTGCTAGTGTGTAGCCTGTACCGTCCTCCCCTCCTTCGGATGGTTTGTCGAGGTTGGTGTCACAGGCGCTATTCTGCCTCGATTTTTTTGGGTGAGTTATGGATAAAGATGTAGCTGATTTCGTCTTAGTCCTCCTGCACAGCGGGACGAATGCTCATCTCATGCACCTTGCCGCAGAAGGGCCGGGTAGCTATGCCAAGCACGTCGCACTTGGCGAATACTACAAAGAAATTATCGAAAGCACCGATCAGTTTGCCGAGGCGTATCAGGGCAAGTATGGTCGTATCAAAGGCTACGGCGAGGACTACCACGTAGCTACCGACGCTATGCAATATCTGACTGCTATGAAAGATTTTGTGGGCGAAGCCCGAGAGTTGTTGCCGCAAGATAGTGAACTTCAGAACATCGTTGACGAAATAGCTGATCTCATCAATACCACGTTGTATAAACTCACTTTGTCATAGGGAAATCATCATGATGAAATACGGAACTTCCGCAAAAGCACCCGCAGGCGTTGCCAAAGCTGACGCAAGCGGCGAACAGAAAGAACCGATGCGTGGCGGCGTAGGAATGGGAAAAGAAGACATGACCGGCGCTGACAAGAAGTACGACACGGGCCGTACTACTGGCGTGTGCTATACACATTCGCGTACCGAATACAAGCAGAAGTAAGCGAATCCCTGAGACTCTTGACAGTCTCAGAGATTCTAACCACGCAATGAAGGAGCATTGAATGGCTGTATACAACTGTAGCACCTGCACGTACTTTTTGCCGGGCAATGAGGTGATGGGGCAATGCCGCCGTTTTCCTCAAAGCTATAACAAGCACCGCGTAGAGTGGTGTGGCGAATGGTGGGGGCAGGAAGAAAAGCGCAAGCCGGGTCGCCCGCGTAAGGTCGAGCCTGTATTAGAGGTGGTCGCATGAACTTCCGACCGCTGCAAGACAAGATTCTAGTATTGCCTGAAGCACGCATTAAGTCAGATGTGATTCAAGTAATGGA